TCGCAACAAACAAGATGGCATTGCCAGCAGCAGGTATGACACTAAATATCTCACGCATGACTACTGGTACATCAACTGCAGTTCAGGCTGCTGAAAATGATGCAGTATCAAATACAAATGCTGACGATACACTATTGACTGTGAACGTAAGAACGATTGCAGGCCAACAGGATATCTCAAAACAAGCAATTGAAAGAGGAACAGGCATTGACCAGTTCATCATTCAAGACCTTATTCGTGGATGGCACACAACACTTGACAACCAGATCCTTAACGGTGATGGCAACTCAGGTGCAATGCTTGGTATCCGTCAAACATCAGGTATCAACGATGTTACATTCACAGAAGCATCACCTACAGTTGCGGAATTGTATCCAAAATTGGCAGATGCTTACCAGTTAATTCAAACATCTGTATTTCAAAATCCTACACACTGGATTATGCACCCACGCCGTCTAGCATTCTTGCTTGCAGGCGTAGATGGTTCACAACGTCCACTCGTTCTTCCAGCCCTAAACGGCCCAATGAACGCAGTTGCAACAGGTGCAGGATCAGCAGCATATGGTAACTCAGGTTACACAATGCTGGGTCTACCTATCATCGCAGATGCAAATGTTACAACAACAGCAGGCGCTGGTACTAACGAAGATCAGATCTACTGCGTAAATGCAGGAGAACTACACCTTTGGGAGCAAGCAGGATCACCATTCGCATTAAACTTTGATGCAACTGGTGCAGGCTCACTCACAATCAAGTCTGTAGTCTATGGATATGCAGCATTCACTGCTGGTCGTTATCCAGGAGCAGTTTCCAAAATTTCTGGAACTGGTCTAGTAGCACCTACATTCTAGTCTAAATATTTACTTAGGGTTAGGCCTTAAAACCTAGCCCTAGGTAATACCTAGAGCAATCTAAGGGTAGGGCAGGTCCGCCACCCGCCCCCTCAGTGGTCCTGTCCTATATAAAAAAGGGGTAAAATGAAAAAACTTAAAAAGATATTTAGAATTAAAAAAGAAACAGCAACAGCACTACCTAAGACAGAGAAAGCAATGTTGCCCAAATTGGAGAAGAGGAGTAGATGAGTAGACCTACAATTAATACTAACATTCAGCCAACTAATGTCTATACGACTTTGGCAGATGTAAGGAATGCACTGCAAATTGAAGACAGTATTGATGATACTGATATTCAAGCAGCGATTCTTGCTGCAAGTCGCATGATTGATGACTACTGCCAAAGAGGGTTTTATCAAGAAGGCACATTAGCATCACCTGTAGTTAAATATTACACACCAGTAAGTCCGTGGTATTTAGAAATAGATGACCTTATTCAACCAACAGAGATAGCATCAAGAGCAAATCAATCTGGACCATTTACACAAATTTGGGATCTAGATACAGATGTTATGTATGAACCTATTAATAATCCAGAATTAGGAAGACCTGTAACTAGACTATTAGCAGTTAGAACATATGTTTGGCCATACTTCTTTCCACAAACAGTTAAAATAACTGGCGTATGGGGTTATTCATCAATTCCATATGAAGTACAACTAGCCTGTAAGATTCAGGCAGCAAGATTATTCGTTAGAAAGCAATCTCCGTTTGGTATTGCAGGATCTGTAGAATTAGGAACAGTTCGTTTAAATTCTCGTCTTGATCCAGATGTTGAGATGCTATTAAAGACATTCCGTAGAAACTTTGGTTTGGCATACTAAAATGGCAATGACAAATATCAATGGTGTAAGAGATGCACTCAAGGCAAATCTACAAACAATTACAGGACTTAGAGTCTATGACCTAATTCCAGATGTAGTAGTTCCACCATGTGCAGTAGTAGGACAATTAGACTTTCAATTTGATATTGACAATCAAAGAGGCTTAGATCAAGCATCTGTTGATATTTTTGTGATTGTCCAAAGAATATCAGAAAGAACAGGACAAGACAAACTTGATAATTTCCTGGCTGGTAGCGGTACTGGTTCAATTAAAACTGCTATAGAGTCAGATAGATCATTAGGTGGACTTGTTGATACACTTAGAGTTATTACTGCTGAAAGTGGCACTTACACTTCCGCTGATCAATCTTTCTTGTCGTATCGCTATAATGTAACAATATGGGGCTAAGGAGAAAACAATGGAATACAAAGTAATTTCAGATAGAAGAGTTTGCGGTAAGGTAAAAGATGAGACGCTTACTAAAGATGATATACTTGCTTCAGGCGGAAATGTTGAATTTCTTCTTGTATCAGGTCATATCGTAGCCGCAAATGCAACAAAGGTAAAGCCAGCAGCAAAAGAAGAAAAAGAAGTAAAAGAAGAAGTACAAGTAACACAACAGGAAGAAGTTCCTGTTTTAAACTCAGTAAATAACGAACAAGGAGAAAACCAACCATGGCAAGAATAGTACTAACAAACGTTGATGTTGAAATTGCAGGAGTAAATCTTAGCGATTACATCTCATCAGTTTCACTTTCCTCAACATATGATGCAGTTGAAACCACTGCATTTGGCGGAGGAAATGTACCAGCAGCAGCACGAACACGACAAGCAGGACTTGTTGATAACGCAGTAACACTTGATTTCCACCAGGATTTCGCAGCAGGAGCGGTAGAAGCAACAATCTACCCACTATTAGGAACAGTTGCTCAGATTAAGGTTCAGCCTACAAATGCTGCAATCTCTGTTGACGCACCTCAATATATATTTTCTGCGTTGATTTCAGAGTGGACCCCTGTAAATGGTGGCGTTGGCGAATTGGCAACTGCTTCAGTTACATGGCCTATCTCAGGCGCAATCGTTAAGGACGTAACTCCTTAATCATGGCTAAATTAGTCTTAACAAATCCCTATATAGAAATTGATGGTGCGGATTTATCCGATCATATATCATCAGTTAATATAGGGACGACTTATGACTTATTTGAGACCACACAAATGGGGGACATTGCAAAAAAATTTGTTGGAGGACTTGAGAACAATACGTTTGATCTTGAAATCCAGCAGGACTTTGCAGTAGGTGAAGTAGAAGATGTGATATATCCTAATAGAGGTTTATTGGTTAATTGCGTAGTAAGGCCTACAGCGGCTGCACGAAGTGCAACAAACCCTGAATACACCTTTCAAGTACTTGTCAGTGAGTGGACACCACTTAGCGGACAGGTAGGATCAATGTCAACGATAACTGCACAATGGCCAATTTATGGCGCAATAACTAAAACAGTATAATAACCTGAAGGGGTAACTAAAATGGACGGATTAAAAATAAAAGTAAAAACTAGTGATGGTGTATAAGGTACATATAGCCTACGACCAAGGTCAATAGTTGCTTTTGAACAAAAATTCAACAAGGGTTTTGCAAAACTTCTTAGCGAAGATCAAAAACTTGAGCATGTGTATTTCTTAGCCTGGAGTGCTTTGAAAGATAGTGGAAAAGTTGTAAAGCCTTGGGGCGAAGGCTTCCTTGACACATTAGACAGTGTTGAGTTAGTCGTAGACCCAAATTCCGAATCCACAGAAATAGCCTAACCTATACGTTAGCAATGATTTCTGTGGAGACAGGCTTATCTCCAACTGATTTGCTTGATGCTCCTGATGGAGTGCTTGAAGCAATCGTTATTTATCTCAAGGAGAAAAACAAGAATGCGAGTAGGTAATGAGTAAAGATGCAATAGTGTTAACTGGGCTAAAGGAAACACTAAAGGCATTAGAGTCTTTTGACAAGGATGCGGTAAAAAGGTTTAACAAAGTTATCAATAAAGAACTTTCTTCTGCTAAAAATGATGCTAAAGCCCTTGTTAAGAATACCCCTCCACTTAGTGGTTGGGCTACTCAACCTGCTCGTAATCCTCGTTCTCGTGGTGGTGCTGGATGGCCTGCCTGGGATCAGAGTGTTATTAGAGGAGGAATTAGTTCCTCAAAGGCTGAACGCAAAGTTCGCAAGGATTACACAACCTCTGCTGGTGCTTTAATAAATAGATCCGCAGCAGGTGTAATATATGAATTAGCAGGTAGAGTTAATAAAACTGGCGGTAAAAATAAATTTATAAGTAACTTAAACAACAACACCTTTAGTGCATCACGATTAATATGGAAAGTTGTTGACAAAGACAGAGATAAAATTGAAAGAAACGTTGAAGCAGCACTTAATGATGCTAAAGCAACACTACAAAAGAATTTAGAAAAGGAGCGTGGCTAATATGGCAGTTGGTGCAGTAGTAGCCAGAATTCTTACTCAGTATTCTGATAAGGGCTCCAAACAGGCTCAAAAAGATATTAGGCAACTTGGTAAAAACATTGATGCTTTTGGCAAAAAAGCAACTAAGGCTTTTGCTGCTGTAGGTGTAGCCACTGCTGCACTGGCAGTCAAAATTGGTAAAGATGCTGTGCAGGCAGCAACTGAAGATTCAAAATCTCAAGCAATACTTGCTAGCAATCTAAGAAATGTTACTGGCGCAACAGATGACACTATTGCTGCAGTAGAAGAATATATATCTAAGCAACAGATGCTTGCAAATGTATCTGACACAGAGTTAAGAGCAAGTTTTAGCCAACTAGTAACAGCAACTGGCGATGTAACATCAGCAATTACTCTACAAGGTGTTGCTCTTGATACTGCAGCAGGTGCTGGACAAGATTTAGGCGCAACTTCTGCTGCCCTTGCCAAAGCCTCTAAAGGTAATTTTACGGCACTCAAAAGATTAGTTCCTGCATTAGATAGTAACATTGTTAAGAATAAAGACCTTAATGCAGCGGTTGCATTTTTAAATAAAACATATAAGGGATCAGCAAAGATAGTTGGTGATACTGACCCACTCAAAAAATTATCATTAGCATATGGAGAAGTATTAGAAACATTAGGATACGCTCTATTGCCAGTAGTTATAGAATTTGCGGAATATATTCAAACAAATGTACTTCCTGGTTTAGAGGAATGGATTAGATTAAATGAAGATGAATTACAGTCAGGTCTTCGTGAAGTTGTTGAATTAGTTAAAGATTTTAGTAAGGCTAGTCTTGCTCTAGGTGAATTTGTAATAAAGTATAAAGAGGTACTTGCTCTTATTGGTACAATAGTTACTGGTTTGGTTCTTGCTGCTAAAATAAATGCATTTATTGCTTCACTTAAATTTTTAGGAGATACTGTAAAAATAATTGCAGCCAGTTTTGGATTCCTTGGTACTTCTAGCGGAAAAGCCGCAACTAAAGTTGGATTATTGGCTAAAGCATTTATGCTAATAGTAAATGGAGTAAGAACATTTCTTGCACTTCCTGGTTTTGTAAAAATATTAGTACTTCTTGGTACTGCCGCTGTTGCAATATATTCAAAAATAAAAGGTAGTGCAGATGATGCTGCTGAATCATTAACAAAAGTTTCAGATCCAATAAAGGCACAACTTGATGCTACTAGAGAAGGCTATGCAGAAATAACAAAAACTGCTATGGCAAAAGCACAACAAGATAAAATAGATAAAGCAAGGGCTGCTGATGCTGCCAAACGGGCCGTCGCAGCAAACAAACAATCAGCAATAGATAGAAGAAATATTGAATTAAGAAGTAGACTTGAAAAGAAGTTTGGTCTTAGACTTACTGATAAAGATGAATATGAAAATATTCAACTTACTGCAGTAGAAATGTTGCAAAAGAAACAAAAGGTTGCTGACCTTGCACTATTGGAAAGAATTAAGGCAAGAAAAGAAGAAGTTCTTTTATTTGAAGCACTAAATGGAAATGCTGAAAAATACACAGATTTACTTAAAGTATTATCAGATCAAAAGATTAGCAGTGAAGAGATTGCAGTTCTTGCTAAAAAATGGGGCATGACAACTGATGCAGTAACATCATACATTTTTACAATATTTGCTATTAAAGACACTGTTGTTTCAAGCGCTGAAGTTAAAGTACTTGCAGATTCTTGGGGTATGACAATAAAGCAGGCTGAACAATATCTTGATTTCTTTAATGCATTAAATGATGGAAAACTCTCTGAGGCAGAAATAACCAAACTCATGAGTAAGTGGATGCTTACCAGGACAGAGGCAACTAAGTATGCCGACTTTGTTTCAAAAATTGGTGATGGAAAACTTGATGATAGCGAAATCACAAAACTAAAAAGTACTTGGGGTTTAACAACTTCACAGGTTGTTGAATATATCAAGCAAATTGGTGGCAAGGTTGACGCAACTGGAACCATTCTTAGTGCTGGAGATATTGCAGCCCTTGGTTGGACAAATGCTCTTACTGCCCTACAAAAATATCTTAATGCACAGGCAAAAGGTACAGGTGGAGCAGTACCAACTGGAACTGGACCTGACCTAGAGTCTCTTGCAGCCAATGCTGCACGACTAGACGAGGTTAGACAAAAACTTTTGGCTATCCAAGAAAAAATAAAAAATAAAGTAAAAATACCTGATGATGAACCTTCTTCATCAAACTTTACCTATGGCTCTGGTAATCCATTACTTGTAGATCCTAACACAGGAGGATTAACAGGTCGTGGTAGAAACCAATTCGGTGGCGGTGGCGATAATTTTGCTTTTATGGCTAATGGTGGAATTGTTACTAGCCCAACCCAAGCCATAATTGGTGAAGCAGGGGCTGAGGCAGTAATTCCTTTAAATCGTATAGGTAGCATATTATCATCATTAACAAATTCAGAGGGTATGGTTTCAGGTCGT